ATCGACACGACCTCGCTCCAGGCATTGCTCGGACAGGTCGACTTCGATAGCGACGCCCTCAAGCAGATTCAGTTGGACCTAAAAGACCTGCTCGACTTGCCGCAGACACTCGGGCAGACCGACCCCGACGCCATCCCCGAGGTTCCCAAGAAGGCGAAGACGAAGCCCGGCGACCTCTACCAGCTCGGGGACCATCGGCTCCTCTGCGGTGACTTCACGAAGGCCGAGGACGTGGCGCGGCTCATGAAGGGCGAGCTGGCGGCGGCGGTCGTGACAGACCCGCCGTATGGCATCGGATACAGTCCGGGCGGTGGCGGGGGCGGGGGCGGCATTCGCAAGTCGGACGGCAGCCGTTACCAAAAGTCGTTTACAGGGAAATGCGTGGTGACCGGAGACAATAAGCCGTTCGATCCTCGCCCTCTTCTGTCTCTCGGCTTGCCGGCGATCCTTTGGGGCGGCAATCATTATGCGAGCCGCTTACCAGATGGCGATGCCTGGCTCGTGTGGGACAAGCGACGCGGAACAACGGTCAATGATTTCGCGGACGCCGAACTTGCGTGGACGAATCTGGCCGGGACCGTTCGCGTGTTCGCTCACATGTGGAACGGGATGCTCAAGGATAGCGAGCGCGGCGATGCTCGCCTTCATCCGACACAGAAGCCCGTCGCCCTGATGCTCTGGTGCCTCGGGATGACGCAGGGGACGATACTCGATCCATACACCGGCTCCGGCACGACGATCATCGCGGCTGAGCAGCTTGGCCGGCGCTGCTACGCGATGGAGATCGAGCCGCGCTACGTCGACGTGGCCGTCCGCCGCTGGGAGCAGTTCACCGGCCTGCTCGCCACGCTGGAGAAAGGAATGAAGACATGACACGCAACCGTAGTGCTGAGGGTATTCGCAACCTGCCGGCGAACACAGAGCGCTGGGTGTGCGGCTGTGACATCTACGACCGACCGTTCCCTGCCCGCTCCGACTATATACTGCTGCATCGCATCGGTGCCGCAGTGGCCGAGGGTATATGCGAGCGCTGCGGGCAACGATACCGGTCACTTTGGCATCGTTCCGATACATAATTATTTCCCGCCGCAATCCCCTACGCCATAACCGCTTACGCCAGTAGTGTATTATTTCGATACATTCGCGGTTGACATCTACGGGCCTGCGGTGTAGTCTAAGGTAGAAAGACCTCGGGAAGCACCGGGCTCGCGCGCGAGGCCGGAGGCTAGTCGTGGGTTGGCTCTAGAATAGGCCCGGGCTGATTTCTAGACAGAACACACGAGTAGGTGGAACACCTGCCCTGAGGACCAGATAAACCAAAGAGCCTGCGTGGGTAGCTCCCGCGTTGGGACTCAGAATCGAGTGAAGGCCGACTCCGTCGACGGCGGGTCGGCCTTTTTCTTTGGACTCACGAGGAGCCGCCGCATGGAAACACAAGTGCCGCTCGCGTCGCTCTTGCCCGTCCTGCCGCCCGCGATGGCGGGCCAGATCAAGGACATCGTCGGCGACCTCGACGGGGCAACCGTACACCGCAAGACGGCCGTTGACCGCAAGGCCAAGCCGCTGGACCCCGGCGAACGCGAGGTACTCCAATACGTCAGCACCCGCGACATTGACCGCGAGGCCGAGATTCTTGACCCCGACGGCTGCGTGCTCACCGAGTTCAAGAAGGCGCCCCAAGTGCTCTGGGGCCACGACTACAGCCAGCCGCCAATCGGCAGCGACCGGGTCATCGAGGCGGACGGCTACGGCATACGGGCCATCACGAAGTACGCCGAGACGGACATGGGGAACGACTGCTGGCTGCTGCGCCGGGACGGCCACCTGAACACATCGAGCGTTGGGTTCGTGCCGATGGCGGCGACCCGCAAGGGCGACGACGGCTGGGGCAAGCTGACACAGAAGCTGGCCGCCAAGTGGCAGATGGACGTTGCCAAGTTCGAGAAGGCCGATTCCGTCGTAACCAAGTGGCTGCTATTGGAGCATAGCGACGTGAGCGTGCCGGCGAACATCTACGCCCGGACAATCTCCGTCGGCTCGGACGACGAGGGCAAGCAGCTCGAAGCCCTGCTCGAATCGGGCGCCATCAAGAGCGAGGTCATGTGCAAGAGCCTCATCAAGACCGTCGCGGAAATCCGCGCGGCCCCCGAGAAGTTCAAGTGCGAGTGCATCGAGTGCGGCCACAAGCTGGCGAGCGAAGAGCATTGCAAAGACATCAAGTGTCCGAAGTGCGGCGCGACGATGCGGCGTGAGGAACGGCCCGGCCCTGGCCAGCGGTCGGTCATCGTTGTCGAGCCGGAAGCGAAAGAGCAGCCGGTGTCGATTCGCGTGGTCGAGCCGCCCCGGATAATCCGGGTCATCGACCCCGAGCAGGACGAGCGTACAACCCGATCCGTCATACGGCGGATACAGGGACGATTGTGATAGCCTGACCTTGCTGACACGAGGAAGGCAACGAGGCCAGTCAAGGAGATGCACGATGAAGACGTTACGAGTGATCAAGGATTTCACCTATGGCGAGGGCGACGGCGCCCGCGAGTTCAAGGTCAGTGACATCGTCGAGGTCGACGACAAGACGGCGACCGACTGGGTAGAGGCCAAGGACTGCGAGGTCTACGACCCCGAGGCCGAGGCGAAGGCCAAGAAGGACGCCGAAGACGCGGAGACCGCTGAGATCGAGCGCCAGACCAAGATCGTCAAGCGCGTGCTCGACGAGATGCCTTCGCCCGAGGACAACGCCAAGGTCATCAAGATCGGCGAGTCCGAGCTTGAGAAGAGCCCCATGGGCGGGTTCAAGTCCGACGGCCAGTTCTTCTATGACGTGATGCACGCATGTGCGAAGGGCGGGCGCGAATCCGAACCGCTTACCAAGTGGCAGGATCTGTGCGTCACAAAGGGGCTTGCCAGCACGAAGGCGCCGACGAGCGTGATGGAAGAGGGCGACGACGTGCAGGGCGGCTACCTCGTCCCGCTTCAAATCGCCGCGATGTGGATGCCTCCGACTCTCGAAAGCGACATTTCGACGAGCCGCGCATTCAAGATTCCCATGACGAGCAATCGGCTGGCAATGCCGGCGCTTGTCGACGCGACCCATGTCGGCAGCTTCTACGGTGGCATGATCATCTACCGGCCCGGCGAGAAGGGACAGAAGACCCCGACCAAGCCCCACCTGCGTCAGATTCAGTTGACGCTCCACAAGATGGCGGTGCTTGTGCCAATCTCCGACGAGCTGATGGAAGATTCGTCCGTGAGCATGGCGGCGTTCATCAACAACGTGGTGCCGCAGGCCATCGCATTCCAGCGGGACTCCGATCACTATTTCGGCACGGGCGCCAACATGGCACTCGGGGCCGCGAACCCGCTGAACCCGTCGCTTATCACCGTGCCGGCCGAGCCCGCGCAGGCCGTGAATACCATCGTGTTCGAGAACATTGTCAACATGTGGGCGCGGTTCAAGATGATTAACCAGGCTAGCTCGGTCTGGGTCATCGGCCACGACACGTTCCCGCAGTTGGCAACGATGGCGATGGCGGTCGGTGCAGGCGGCGTACCCGTCTGGATGCCGGCTGGCGGCGTGAGTGGCAAGCCCTACGGCACGCTGATGGGGCTGCCTGCCCTGATAACCGAGAAGACGCAGCTGCTCGGCACGGCGGGCGACATCGCGCTGATCGACTGGTCGCAATACTACTACGCCGACAAGGGCCTGAAGGCCGCGCAGTCGATCCACCTGTGGTTCGACTATGACGTTCAGGCGTTCCGCTTCGTGCTTCGGAGCGACGGCCAGCCCGCGTGGGCGACGCCGCTGACGCCCGCCAATGCCGGCCCGACGCTGTCGCCGTTCGTGGTGCTGGCGACCAGGCCGTAAGCAATCCGCCTCGGGGGTTAGGGCACGGCCCTTGCCCCCTGGGGCTCTGTTTCTGAAGGAGATACACAATGAGACTTTCTGACCGCGTAACCGTTCAGGTCCACGGTGACTTGATGGACATCGGCGGCACGGACATCCACGGCGGCGTCGCAACCGCAAACTGGATTGACATGTCGCTCTACGACCAGATCGTGTTCTTTGTGGCGGTCGGGCCGAATACGACCGAGACATGGAACGCCGCAGACCAGCTCGACACCCTGCATATCAACCAAGCCTCGGACGCTACCGGGACTGGCACGAAGGCGCTTGTGCCGGCTGTCAACCTCGACCAGGTCGCCGCGAATACGGCGGGCGAGACGTTCGTCCTCGAATGCACGGCGGCACACTGCGATACCCAGGGCGGGTTCCACTGGGTGCGGCTGGAGGCCAGCGAGGCCGGCAACACCGGCACCGACTTCTGCGTTGTGGGTGCGATCTTGTACGGCGCCCGCTACCAGAACGACGACATGGCTGGCGCGACCGATACGGCGTAAGGACATCCGCTGACGCGAGGCCGGTGTTAGCCAAGTGACCCGAAAGGGAACGCGGCAATGCTGGCGTGTCAGCTCGCTACGCGGGTGCTGCCCCCTGTGGCGGCACCTGCGCTTGTAAGGAGTTTCACAATGGCTACAGCCATAGATGCCAGCATTGTGGTATCAATCGCAAGCACGATGAGCAAGAACACCGTGCCGCCGCTGCCTGCGGGCGCGACCGCACTCGATTCAACCAGCCGCGATGTCTACGCGCAGCCTGCCGTCACCGGGACGAGCTATGCATTCGGCGTCGGCTCCGGCAACGCGAAGGGGCATTTCCACGGCCAGTGGCCGTGCGCCAACGCGGCTCAGGTCGTGTTCGACATGAACGCCGTGCTCGATGACGTGTTCGGCGATCAGATCGTTGCGACCGAGGTCAAGGCAATCTACATCCACAACCTCAGCACTACGGTGGGCGACCTGCTCGAAGTCCTGGGCGACGTGGCCGCCGGCCCGGAAATGCGATTCACGCTCGCCGCCGCTGACGCGGTGAAC